ACCATGGTTAGATACGATGGTAGGGGTAGAATTGTACCTGGATCAAATATATTAAAGAAAGGTCAAAAACCTGAAGAAGGTAAGTGGAAGTCTAAAGAGGCTTATGAATGTTGCACTTATACAGGTTCAAAAAAGTCTTGATCTTGTAACACCATAAATATAAAAATAATGTCAAGAAACAGTAGAGATCAGAGAGGGCAATTTAGAACTATGGTGAGGTATGACGGTAGAGGAAGGATTATACCTGGTGGGAATATACTAAAGAAAGGAAGAAAACCTCAGGAAGGTAGATGGGAAGCTAAAGGAGCTTATGAGTGTTGCAATGAGCCTTTTCTTATACAAGAAAATAGTAACCTTATTTTACAAGAAAATAATTTTAAAATAAAAAAATAAATGGCAAATGCAAAAATCTCTGAGTTAGCAAATAACTCAGCACCCTTAACAGGAACAGAAGTACTTCCTATAGTACAAGGAGGAGTGACGGTAAAAACAAATATAGCAGAAATTAAAAAATTTGTAAAAACTGAAACTGTTTCTCTAGAAATAGGAACTCAGGGACAAGCTGCAGGAATAACTAAACTTTCTGGATCTACTTTAGATGTAGGTGGTGTAGAGTATGATATTTATAATTTAAAATGTATAGCATCTTTATTTCCTGAAGCTACAACTTTTGTTATTGCTATTGGTTCTATTGAAGTGGGATCAGGTAATATATTTTTTATAAGCAATCGTTCTAACGTTGAGTCTGTAGACTTTAATGGTTTTGGTGGATACACAAACAACCCATTAAATTTTGGAGCAATGGTTGATAATGCTCTTGATGTATCCAACCCTAACTTGGGTCTTTTATATGTTAATCAAGAAAACATACCAACATTTCCTATAGAGTTTAATGCAATGTACATTGTTGGAGCAAACCCAACAAATTTTGAATGCGATGCTTATATTGACATGGACTTTATTGTTGAAAAAGGACCCTTACAAACTGTAGAATTTACAATAGCTTAAAAAATATAAAATGGAAGAAACACTAATAAAAGTAACAGATGTTAAAGGAACAATCCTTAAACCAATAGACGCAACCTTTAAAGTAGAATATAAATATGAAGGAGAAGCAGTAGCAGAAGAAGTGTTAGTAGGAGATGTAAAAAAGGGAACAGTAAAGGGAGATGATTTTCCTGCACCTGATGCAACAAAAGATTTAGAATATTCAGAGGTTATAATTGTTGTTAAAGAAAAACCTGGAAAATTACCTTACGCAAGTAAGACTATTAAATTTATAGGTATCGTACCTCCAATAGGTTTTCCTACAGAGCTTCCGTTTATAGGAAAAAAACCTGAAACAAAAGAGGAAAAACAAAAAGCAATGCAAGCTAGAAGAGAAAATATTCTTGAGGAATTACAAAAGAGATTTCCACCAAAAAAGTAAGAATAATAAATGGAAATACAAAGAAAGTTCTTTCCTAAGTTAATGAAAGACAACGATGAAACATATTTTGCTCACTTAGAGGGCATTATATGTTCTGTTGATGAACATTCTAGTATGATGATTACAAAACAGCAAGACTCCTATTCTTTTAGAATAGCAACAAGTCTTCCTAAGTATAATAACATGCTCATAGAGCAATTGATTAATTTTCACAATGTTTTTAAAATGAAGTTAATATTTTCTAAGAGTATGAAGACATCAGGAACAATAGCATTTAAAATAGAAATGTAATGGCAAAAGCAAAAAAGAAAAAAGGACCTAGTTGTTGGAAAGGTTATACAGCTGTAGGTCAAAAAAGAAAAAAGGATCTAGTTGTTGGAAAGGTTATACAGCTGTGGGTAAAAAGAAATCACCTAGTGGTAAGAAAACTAAAAGTGGTAGAAGTAAGATGGTAAATAATTGTAGAAAAAAATAATATGATATATTGGTTTACAGGGCAACCTGCACATGGAAAGACAGTTTTAGCAAACATGTTAAAAGAAGAGCTTCCAAATGCATTTAGGATAGATGGAGACGAGATGAGAGAACTATTTACTAACAAAGACTACTCTATTAATGGTAGAGTGGTTAATGTTGGTACAGCACAAAAAATAGCTCACTATCTTAATAATCAAGGACATGATGTTATTGTTTCATTAGTAGCACCTTACGTTGATCAGAGAGAAGACTTTAAAAAGTTGATGGGCGATCAGATAATTGAATTTTACGTACACACATCTCAAGTTAGAGAGAGGGATCATTTTAAAGCTATTGCTTATACAGCTCCTACAACTAAACATTTTGATGTAGATACTACACACGATACACCTATAGAATCTTTTAATAAAATTAAAAAGTATATAGATGGGATATAAAGCTAAAGCAGAAAAAGAAAGCTCAAGCACTGAAGTTAAATACTCAATGTTTGTAGGTAGATGGCAACCTTTACACAAAGGTCATCTATGGTTAATTAATGAACGCCTAAAAGAAGGTAAGAAAGTTTGGTTAGCAATTAGAGATGTTGAACCAGATGAAAAGAACCCATGGACAGCAGAAGAGATTCTAGATATGATTCATGAGGGTGAATTAAAAGAATTAATATTAGAAGGTAAGGTTGTAGCTTCAATCATTCCAGATATTGAATCTATTAATTATGGAAGAGGAGTGGGGTATGATGTTATAGAACACCAACCACCTAAAGAGATTGGAGATATATCTGCAACGTCTATTAGGAAACAAATGAAAAAAGATGGTAAGTTATAAAAGACACTTATTTAAAACTATTTCTTGGAGAACTGTAGGAACCTTAGATACAATAATTCTATCAGGTATAATTACAGGGTCTTGGGAAACAGGTTTAGCTATTGGTGGTGTAGAAGTTTTTACAAAGATGGTACTTTATTACTTACATGAAAGAATTTGGTATAAATTTATAAAGTTTGGAATATGGCCAAAAGAAAAGCAAAAAAAGCAATAAGAAAAACTGTAGGGAAAGGTGGTAATTATAGAAAGACTTCTAAGGGTGCAGGTATGACCAAAAAAGGTGTTAAGGCTTATAGAAAAGCTAATCCTGGAAGTAAACTAAAGACTGCTGTTACTGGTAAGGTGAAGAAAGGGTCTAAGTCAGCAAAAAGACGTAAGTCATATTGTGCAAGATCATTGGGACAGCTTAAAAAATCTAGTGCTAAAACAAGAAACGATCCTAACTCTAGAATAAGAAAAGCTAGAAGAAGGTGGAAATGTTAAAACTAAAAATTAAAATATAATTATGGAGAAATTTATTGATATATTACAACACCAGTGGAATAGGTTAATGTATAAATTAACATTTAGAAACTATAGAAAGTAATGAGTAAAGAAACAACAAATCCAGAATCATCTCAATACATTTTTTGTTACTGGGACGATTATACAAAATACAATAAATAATAAAATTTAAGTTATGAGTATTAAGTCAGCAGGGCCTCAAATAAATCAGACACGAGATGATTTTAACAAGAGGGTGGGGAAAAAAAGTATATTAGGTAATACTAAAAAAGTAATCTGGAATTCTAGAAGAAGACATTCCAATATTTAACAATTCCCAAAATAATAAAGTTATGATGCGTAAAAAAACAACAAAAGCCAAGCATGGAACTAAGAAAGCCACACATGGAACTAAGATGAAAATGGCTAAGTCAGGAACTAAAGTGAAGAAAGGCGGTAAAGTTCCTAAAGGTTTTCATAGAATGCCAAACGGCAAACTTATGAAAAACTCAGATATGAAGAAAGCTAAAAATGGAACTACTAAAAAAGCCATGTCTGGAACAAAAGCTAAGAAAATGGGTTATGGTGGTAAAGCTGCTTCTATGGTTCCACCTAAGTCTAAGATGAAAAAAGCTACATATGGTAAAACTATGAAAGCAAAGCCTGGTAAAAAAGTTAAAAAAGCACAATTTGGAGCTGCAATGAAAGCACTTAAAGCTTTAAAAAAAACACAAGAGGCTTCTAAAATGAGGAAGTTAAAAGGAAAAAAGCCAAAACTCCCTAAAGGAATGAGTAAGGTTATAAAACAGTCAACTATAGACGATTTTTTAAAAGGACCAAAGAAAGGAAAATCTGGATTAAAAACTCCTACTAATAATGGAATGAGAGCTTTACCTAAAGCTGTTCGTAACAAAATAGGTTTTGCTCAGAAAGGTAAGACTGTAAAGAAAGCTGGATACGGTACTAAAGCTAAGAAAGCTAAAATGGGATGTAGTACTAAAAGAAAGAAAAAATAGGTATATTTGATGAAATGAAAACCAACCTATTTATAATTGGAGGACAAAGATGTGGCACCACATGGTTAACTAACCAGCTAGATCTCTGTCCTTCAGTTAATTTATTAAAACCTGTAGCTCCTGAAACTAAATATTTCTTAAATGATGAAGTTAGTCATAAAGAATATATTAGTCTTTTTGATAATAGCTCTGGAAACATACTCTTAGAGAAAGCTACAACATATATAGAGAGGCCTGATGCTGCTCTAAAGATTAAATCATTATATCCTGACGCTAAGTTAATAATATGTCTTAGGGATCCTGTAGAGAGAGCATTGTCTAATTACTTCTTCTCATACAACAATGGTTTAGAAACTAGAACGCCAGAAGAAGTGTTTTTAAATAATATTCCTGAACCAAAAATAGACTTGTCTAAGTTTTCAACTAATCCTTTTAACTATTTAGAGAGAGGGCTATACTCATATTATATATCAGAGTATTTAAAAGTGTTTCCTATAGAACAAATAATGGTCACCTTTCTGGAAGACTTTACAAGCGTTCCAGAAAGATTTTATGAAATAATTAGTTGGGTAAAAACTCATCATTACCCAAAATTAACACCTGTTGTAAAAACTTCTAATAGAAAAAAAGTAAGCCCTGATGTAGTTTCTTACCTAGAAAATTACTACATCAAGGATACTAATAAGTTAATAAAAGATTTTGATCTAGATCCGCCTTATGCCAATCAATAAACATAGTCCTTATAACATTGTAAGAATGTTTGAAGAAGAGATGGCTCATTATACAGGAGCTAAATATGCTGTTTCTGTTGACAGTTGTACCAATGCATTGTTTTTATGTTGTAAGTATCTAGAAGTGAAGAATGTAACTATACCTAGTAAGACCTACTTGTCTGTACCAATGAGTATTATACACTCAGGAGGAGATGTTATATTTGATACTAGCCCTACAGTTAATCACTGGAAAGGAATTTACCAGTTAAAACCCTACCCTATATATGACTCAGCTAAAAGACTTACTAAAGATATGTATATCGATGGCTCTTTTATGTGTCTTTCTTTTCATATTAAGAAACACTTACCTATTGGAAAAGGTGGTATGATACTCACTGATAGTCTTGAAGCAGTAGAGTGGTTTAAGAAAGCTAGGTACGAAGGAAGAAGTGAAAAGTATTACAAAGAAGATAACATTGAAACTCTTGGTTGGAACATGTATATGACACCTCAACAAGCAGCTGAAGGATTATGTCTACTACAGAGTTATTCTGTACACAATGAAGACTTTTATGAAGTTAACGGTTACAGAGATCTTACAGAGTTTAAAGTATTTAAAAACCAAAAGACAATATGCTCCACATAGTAACAGCTTTATATAGACCAAAGTTATTAAAGAAGATATATAAGAGTTTACCTGATGCACAAGATATAACTTGGCACATTGGTATATCTATAGAGGCTGAAGATAGTGCTTTATACATTCTCAACGATATAAGAGTTCACCCATATATAATAAACTGTAAGGACAAGGAATCTTGGACTAAAAGACAGGTTTGTTTAGAACATGTAACTGACGGATATTATTGTTTTCTCGATGATGATACAACTTTTCACGACCAACTGTATCAAGAGTATAAATTACTCAGGTCTTCAAAGTATAAAGGGATGGTTATTGGTGAACAAGTAAAGAAAGATGGGACCAAAAGACTTAAAGCTAACGTTCCTATGTTCTGTCAAATTGATATAGGTAATGTTATATGTCATCATTCTGCTAATGAGCATGTAAAGTTTCCCAGTGTATTAAAGAGTACACCTTCGGCCAGAGATTATGAATATTGGAGAGATGTGTATGAGTTTTATAATAATGAAGCTTTATTAATAAAAAAATCTATTTCAGTTTATAATAACTTAAGATAAACTATGAAAGTATTTTGTATAGGCTTTAATAAAACAGGAACTACATCATTAACAGAAACTCTTGAAAGACATCGTTATAAATTAGCCCCCCAAGACAAAGGTGAAAAATTAGTTTCAGATTGGGCAAAAGGTGATTTTACTAACATTATTGATCTTTGCAAAAAACATGAGGCATTTCAAGACAGACCCTTTTCTATGCCTGGAACATATAAACATTTAGATAAGGCTTTTCCTAACTCTAAGTTTATATTAAGTATAAGAGATACTCCTGATAAATGGTATAATTCATTTCTTAGGTTTCAAATTAAAATCTTTGGTGGAAAACCATCACCTGATGCTTCTATACTAAAAAGATCTCGATATTGTTATAGAGGGTGGATGTATGATGTAATGAAGAGTTTATTTAATACACTAGATGACGATTTGTACAATAAAGAAAGATTAGTTAGTGTTTACTCAAAACACAATGAAGAAGTTATAGAATATTTTAAAGATAGACCAGATGATCTACTTGTTATAAATCTAAAAGATGAAGATTCATACAAAAGATTTTGTAAGTTTCTTGACCAACGTGAAATACTTAAAAAGTTTTACCATCTTAATAAGACTACTTAATGTGGTCTTTTAACATTTTAGCATAGTCTTTATTCCACTTAGGCTCTAAATGTATATCACCTGTAGGAATCTTACCTTTCTTACGTTGGTTCTCTATATGTTCACAATGTCTTTCTATAATGTTTCTTTTACCAGGTTTATCTGTTCCTTGACCAGATTGATGATAACCTCTGCCTCCCCACATATAAAACCATGCAGCTTTCTCTTTAGGCATAGTAACATCTATTCTACCTCCTAGCTTATGTATTTTATTAGTAAGAGTCATATCTCCTCCTGCATTCTCTAGAGGGCTCTTACCTATTTGTTCCCAAACTTTTTTACTGTATACAATCCCTGAGTTTCCTACACCTGTAATTTTAGTTATTTTAGGTTCATTATAAAATACTGCAGTGTTCCAGTGTATAATGTTAGTGTCTTCTTTCCAATGATCTGCTACGTTCTGAAGATGGTTACTAAGTGCAACATCATCATCGTCCCAAACAGCTATAAGTTCTCCTTTACAACGCTCAATAGCATAGTTCTCTTTCTCTCCTATTAGTGGAAAGGTTTCATCAAGGTTATAAATAGTAACTTGTGGATGGTCAAAGATAAGTTTCTGCTTAGGATAGTCATTAACTATAACAAGTTCACACTTATCTGCTGGATAGTCTTGTATAAGAAAACTATGTAGGGCCTCCACTAATGTGTTGACCCTTCCATAGGTAATCATTTTACATGATATGAATGGTACTTCTTTCATTACCAAACGTGTATAACATCAAATGGTGATATTAGTAATACATCTTTGTCATCAGACAAAGGAATAAGTAATGCATCAGTAAGTTTAGCTGGATTAACAAGTACAATGTCTCCAGGCTTCACCATACTAACTGAATCCCCTACATCAAACACTTCAAGTCTTGACATCTTCTTGAGCATTTCTTTTTGTAACGCCTCCTTAGTGTTCTCATCCACTATTATCTTACTTTCTTCTTTCTTAGGAACATTAACATATATTCTGTTTCCTAATAGTTTTTCGTATCCTTTTTTCATCTTACTCAAATTTAGTAATTGATTCAAATCTTTTAATGTCTTCACCTTGTAAGTAAACTTCTGTTTGAAACACTTCACTCACTTTCTTCATACCAATCATTTTATTTGTTTTGGTATTGATATTAGGCACTTCTTTAACACGCTCATGGATATCATCTAACAGAACAACTAAGTTCTCGTCATCCATTCTAACAGATCTAATAATCTTAGTTATGTTAAGGCTGTCTGTAAACTCTTTAAACTCTACAGGGTCTGTATCTTGTATTGGTTCTCTTCTTGTGTAAAAAAATTGGTTTTTCATAATAAATGTTTAATTGTTAATTGTTCTCTTTTTTTATTAATTATTTCATATTTATATATATCAGATTCTACATTTGCATGTTCGTCAATAGTCAAAAGTATGATATTTTCCTTATTCATTCTAAGATGTGGATACTTATTTTTAGGAAGTATGTGATGGAAGAACGCACTTGATGGCTCTTTTCCTAAATAATCACCACTAATTTCAGACTTATGAGGTCTTTCTTTCCATATTTTAGTAAAGAATAAATGATCTTTATTGGGTTTATCAACCCTAACTGTTGGTTTTGCAGCTAGAGTTGACTTTTTTAAACCCTTAAATTGTTTGGCTAACTGTTTTTTAGGTTTGTGTTTAAAACACATATCAGATTCTGACTTAGCCCCACATACCTTACATGTCATAATTTATCAAATAATTTAGGTGCAGGCTCTATAACAACTTCTATAGACTTGGCAGCCTCATAATCAATTACAACTTCACTTTTTTTTTCTTCGACTGGTTCACCCTTTATAGTACTAATGATCTTAGCTTTTAAAGCTTCATAAAAATCAACATCTTCTAAAATGTCTTGCTTAAAATCTTCTAGGTTGTACTTTACATCGTTATATGTGTATGTCTTACCATACTTCCTACCTAGTTCATAATCATGTAAAAGTTGTAAGGTTTCACTAACTCTATCAATACCAACACCATAGATTATTTCAAACTCTGATTTTTGATAAGGAGGGCTCATTTTGTTCTTGGTAGCTTTCACTTTAGTAAGATTACCAATAACTTCTTGACCATCCTTCATTAATGATCTAGCCACTTCTATTCTTACATCAGAATAAAACTTTAGTGCATGGCCACCTTGTGTAGTTGTAGGGTTACCAAACATAACACCAATCTTTTCTCTGTATTGAGAAACAACTATTACACATGTGTTTGTGTTATGAGCTATACTTTTAATCTTTGGGTAAGCACTGCTATTTAATCTAGCTTTCTTACCTATTGCATGATCTCCTACTTCACCATCTAATACAGCTTTAGGAATTAAAGATGAGTCTGAATCTATAATAATAAGATCCACTTCACCAGTTGACATCATTTCTACTGCAATGTTGAAACCTTCTTCACCACAAGATGGTTGAGAAATAAGCATTTTAGTTGTATCAACTCCTAGGCACTCAAAGTAATTCTTGTCTACAGCATGTTCACCATCTATAAATAAAACTTTACCTCCTTGAGCCTGACAACTAGCTACAGCATGTCCACATATAGTAGATTTACCTGTACCTTCCCAGCCCATGAGTTCATACATTTTACCTCTTACAAAACCTCCAACTCCTAGAGTCCTGTAATCAAAAGCGATGCTTCCAGTAGAGAATACATCATATTCTCCTGTAGTTTTACTGTCTAATGCAAGTACAGTTCCCACACCGTATTGCTTATTTAATTTTTCTAACGCTTGTTCAAAAGTGTTAGGGGCATCTTGTTTTTTTGCCATTATTTAATTGTTTAATTGTTAATTCAAATATACGAAATATAGATAACATTGTTCTGTTATATGGTGTAAAAAAAAAGCCTCAAGATTTCTCTCAAGGCCTTTACAACAATTAAAAACAGAAATATTAAAGTTCAAATTATAACAAGAACTTCAAAGTTATAAAATAAATATCAATACTAACGTTATTTTTTATTTTTCTTTTGGATGATCTTCTATCTTCTCTGGATAAGCTCTTCTCATCCTATCTCTCCAGTACTCTGTAGTACGTTTCTGAACATATGAAAAAGTTAGACCTGTCTCTTCAACTATCTCTTTATCAGTCTTTCCCTGGTGTGTCCGTTTCAGAACTAACATCCTCATCTCCTGTGTTATCTTTGTTCCCTTTGGCATCTTCTAATATTTTTTCTAGTTCAACAATACCTAATATAAGACCTGCTTTCTCACAAGTAAGTCTACTGTCATAAACTTTATTATCTTCTGAGGGATAATAATTATTTGTCCATCCTCCTGCTTTATACATATGAGGTTGTCCAATAATTATTTGGTGCTTGACTGTAACAATAATACCATGACTATCTAATAAGTCAAAACATGATCTAGGATTAAGTTCGACTACAGACTGCACTTGATTATCAGACACACCCTTGGCTAATATGTAGTCTTTAAAAGCTTCATCTTTATCAAAGTCTTTAAAGCTTTCTGTAAGCTTATCAAACATCCATTTATGCAAGGCTTCTGTTACATTAGGATTGCTTGCTAGTAATTCTTTTGTTTTCATTTAATATTTTTTTAGTTAATGTTTCGTTTTCTATGTTAAATCCTGACCAAACTTCATATTCATCTTTCCAAGAACTTGATGATCCTATCTTTTCTTGCCAATATTCTATTAAGTCATTAGTCTTATTGAATACTCTGTATTGTAAAGATACTTCATCTCTATGTAAACCATTCTTCTTCAGTTTAATAACTTTAGGAAATAGTTCCTGAAACTCTTTAGATGTCTTTGAATACTTACCTTGTTTGATCTTATTAAAATCCTTATCAAACTTTTTATTTAGTTTATATACAACTACAACAAAACCTTCTTCATAATCATAATCTTCTATAACTTGTTTTGTTCTTTCATATTCACTATCTAAGAAATCTTTAAATAGATTAAGATCATTAGGTTTAAATAGTACATAAATACAGTCTTCATACTCAGATTCTGATAGCTCATCTTTTATATAAGCATTTATAAAACCATTGTCTCTTAGACTGTTCTTAGGAGTTTCTAGTGTTGGTACCATAAATATAGTAGTACAGGTGTTTATTCTTTTCATTTATTTCTACTTTTTAGTTCTTCTAGAGTATATAGTTTCAATACACCATAGTTAGTTCTTATTTGTTTTTTACTTTCTTCAAAGTTTCCCTTGTTAGATTTTAAGTAAGCAGTCATTATTGCTTTGATAAACTGATAATCTGTCATATCTAAATGCATGTTCTTGTTACACCAGCCTTTACCTACACCAAATGCACCAGGAATAGCGTCACCACTATCACCTATTACAACTTGAGAAGCTATAGCTAGTCTACTTTCTTTTGGAGAGATGGACTTAAACTCTCCTAGAGTATCCTTAAAGCTTCTATAATTATAAAAAGGTATGTTAGGACAATTATAGAACACATCTTTGTCCATAGCTGCTACAATACACTTACCTTCACTTACTATTGTGGCATCATACACATAGTCATCAGCTTCTGCTCCTACAGAAGGTATAGCACCAAGTTCTTCTAACATATAATCTGCAATAATTGGAATTAATGCATTCTTTTCTTTTCTATTAGATTTATACTCAGGAAATATATCATATCTGAAGTTGTTACCACCCCCTATAAATATAAAAGTGTTTTTTATATTATAAAATTCTTCTATATTGTTCTGTATTTCTTGAATTTTAGTTCTAGTTCTATACTTAGCCTCTTCTACTCTGTCTTCTTCTGTTGGAAAATCTAATATAGAGTCTTCAGGAAAGTAACTAGCAAAATACATTATACTATCTGCATCTATAATTAGTACTCTCTCTGTCTCATCATATTTATTAGGGCAGTTCTTCACCACCCTAATAACTATTTCATCCCCACCTGTAGTGGGTGCTGTTTTCATCTTTCCAGATATCATTCTGCTGAGTTATTTAAATATTCTATATAAGCTATTTCTCTTTTCAAATATTCAAGAGCCTTGTTCAGATCTTGTATCTCGTTATCTTTTTTACCAGCTCTAGTAACATATTTAATTATGTTACCACGAGTAAAATTTAATTGATATATTTGGCAAAAATCTATTACATCTCCAGAATCATCTGATAAATTAGCCTTGTAGTAATCTGGTTCTATGTTTTTATTGTTCTTCATTTGTTTTTATTTTTTTATTTAAATTTTTTTTAACTGAGTAGCCATTTCTTCGTAAAAGATTAGCAGCTTTTTTTATCTCTCTTTGTTTGATTCTGTAGTGTTCAAAAATTGAATTACTTATTGTCATGTTATTTATTTTTATTTATTAATTAATATGCTAAACATCCTTTAATTTCCCATTTACCATCTCTTTCTTTAGATGATTTCTTGTAATTAATTTCAGCTACCTTGTTTGGTTGTTCTGTTATTCTTTTATTTATTGTTACAGTTAATTTCCAATCAGGGTTCTTCTCAACGAGCTCTCTTGCTTTCTTGATAGCGTCTCCTTGCTTCAGTTCTGAAACTACAACATTGCCCCATTCAGGATGAGTAACTTCATACTTCGTAACCCACTTTCTAGTTCCGTTTGCAGGATAGTTAGTCACTGTTGTTTTGGTTTTCATATCATTTCCTATTGGCTTCTGAATACAAAGTGCCCAAGCTGATTCATGCTTAGATGGCTCTTCGTCACCATAAAACTTTTCTTTAGATACTGATTGTATACCTTGTGCATTATGCCAACTACCATTATAATAGTCATAACCAAGTTCTTCTCTATCTGAATCTTGCAACTTTTTAAATGCAGTTCTTAAATCTCTTCCTGTAATTGTGTCTTCTTTATGTATTGCTCCCATGTTTATTTTGGTTTTTTTAATTTACGTTCTAATTGTGTTTTTTCGTTGTGGCATGTTGTACAAAGTGTTTGTAGGTTATCCACCTCACAAAACAATCTATCTACAAAAGCAGGAAGGTCTTTTGAACAGTTAAGACTACCAGCAGGTTTTATATGATCAATGTTCACTTCATCGCTTTTAAACCAATCAGTACATTTTTTACATTGATATTCCCACTTCTGTCTTTTGTTCTTTCCTTTGTATGCTCTTCTAGATTCTTGCTTACATTGTGCTACAGGTTTCCACCATCTACTCTTTTGCCTAAGAGCACTTCTTATCATTGACCAGAATGCTGCTTCTGTCATTGTTTCAGCATTTCTAGTTCTAGGTACTCTTGGTTTTTTTACTTTCTTTGCCATAATTTTAAATTAAAGGGTTGTAACAAATTTAATTAAAATATTACAACCCCTAATTAA